GACAGAGGGCCGTCGGACCGACGAGTATTCTTCTGGTCTGCGCTCATACGTCTTCCTCCTTTTAGGATTTTCTTTTGGTCACGGCCGTCGATGTTCAACCGTGCCTTTTCACCAGCTCTCGCCTCTCGAACAAGAGCCAGATGATTGATGCGGATATTCCGCTGGATAGCATCGTAATGCTGTCCATTCCATTCGCCCGGGGTTTCATCAAGGTCCAGATTGTATCCAAGGGACAGTTCCTTGAGGCCGGACTTCTTCATCGCATCTGTGTCATGGATGATAATGTCGGCCCGCACGTTCTGTTCGCTGCGATAACCTTCGGACAAAATGGTGCCGATCTGATGCTGATGGACGTTGTCCTTCCGCACCAAACCGGCGTCGTGGGTGATGATAACTGGCTTTCCACGATACGAAGCGAGGCTTTCGGGGTCAAAGACCTCTTCCGGCAGGCGGAGTTCTCGCCGGATAGAGCCATCGGGATTCGCATACTCGAAAATACCAGTCGTTGTCAGGATGGGTTTATCTCGCAGATAACCCTCCTCGGTGAAGAACGTCTGGCCAAGCGGGAGGCTGTCCAGACGGATCACCCGTCTCAGTTCGGGGGGCATACCGCACCCTCCTCTCTTTGGGAATTACTCATCGTCGGCGTCAGGGACGACAACTCCATCCACTTCACCGACCTTAACAGCAGTGAGGTCGCCGGCCGCAAACACACTGCCGCCGTCATCGCCATGAGTGGACTCGCTGCTTCCGCTTGCTTCCGTAACGAGCTTGGTCAGTTCAAGGATCAGGACCTGTGCCTGCTCCAACTCACCGAAGCGAAGCTCCTCGTAGGTCTCAGCAAGACCGGGATTGGTCTGCTCAAGCGATTCGATATCCATGGTGATGGTGTCGATCCGGCTAAAGATTTTTGTCATCTGGCGACTGACGGCGCTGATTGCATTTGCGTTTTTCACGGTTCTCTCATCCTTTCAGACATTTTGATAAAGGGAGGGCCTGTAGCTCTCTCAGGGGGGTCTCTGCTGGTCTCTCTGATTCTCTTCATAGGCTCACTCCGCCTTTCTCACAATGGCGGGCATATCAATACCTGCCAAACTTGTTGCGGTGAAGACCGTTTTCCCATCCTTCAAAGCGGTCTCTTTCCACGAAATCGGGTTCACAGGTCTTACTTCCGCAGCGCTTGTTATCGCGCTTGCAGAGGCATACCGTCCTCCCCTTTTCGATCTTTGCAAAGACCGGAATCCGTTCCTTATCTTTCATTGGCTTTCTGACCTTTCTGCTTCATTGGCACATCCAAGGTCTGGATGTCAAATTCAGGGATAGCTATGCAGCGGCAGCAGAAGTCCTCGCCCGGGTGGCAACGCCTGCCAGTGTAAACACGGCCACGGTTTTTCGTGTCATACCACATCTCAGGCGGGTCATCCCAACTGAAGGTCTGGCCATTCAGCGCCCGGTGGCAAGGGCGAACTCGGGAGTCATTGGAAGTCGACCATCGGTACTTGTTGCATCCGGCGTCCTGATGCTGGAGCTTCGTGATTTGGGCGTTAAGCGTTGATACTTGGTCTCTGGCAAGCATTTTCGCCTTACGCTTTGAAACGCCGTATTCGTCCTGAATAGACTTCGTAATATCCCTGATGGTCTGGCCATTACGGAATCCATCCAGTACGATCTGCTGCATGGTGCCAAGGGTCGTGGTGGGCAAGCTCTTGATTTGACGCACATTCTCGGCGATCCAACGCTGAATGGTGTCCTGATAAAACTCACCGCTGTAATAATCCTCAAACAGGTCAATGCCGACCGTTTCGCGGACCGCACGTTTCCACTCGCGAAGGGTGCTTCTCTGCGTGGTCTTGGCGGCTTTCTCCACAAGGCTGTCCAAATTGTAGGCGGCCATCGCCCGCTCCAGTTCTGCAGCCATCTTGAGGAAGATTTGCTTCACACGGCTTACGAGGTCCTGAATATCGTCCTTGCGGTAGCGCTCTTCCTTGTATTCGGCCATGACCTCCGGAAGGTGTTCCTTAACGATCTGATGCAGGAGCCTCATATATCCGGTGGAGATACGCTGAAACTCCCGCTCTGCAGAACTCGGGTACAAGGGAGTGGTCTTGCTTTTGACCTCCGTTTTTCCCTTTAATTTCTTCTTAGCCGCGTTTTGCACGGCCAGTTGATGTTGAGTATGGTTCACGGTTCTCCCCCTTTCCTGAGGTTTATCTGGAGCTTGGGCATGAAAAAAGCAGGGTGGCAAAGCCATCCTGCTTTCTATTCATTTTTTGCATTACATGAATGTTGCCTCGAACTCATCGAGAACGGCGGTGAGCCGCTGGTCCAGATAGGTTCTGGTCTTCTTGCCGATCTTCTCGGGGACACCATAGTACGCTCCGGCGATTCCGCAAGTGATTGCGGCCAGAGTGTCGCTATCTCCGCCGACAGAGATTGCGCAGCGGATTGCATCCTCGAAACTATCAGATTCCAAGAACGCTTCAATGGCCTGCGGGACAGTGTCCTGACAGGTCTCGTTGAAACGGTAGGTATCTCGGATGTCGTCCAGAGTGAAGTCCAGCTTGTAATAGTTTTCGCAGATGTACCGCCGGATCTCCTCCATGCGGTAATCGTGCAGGGCCATCCAAGTTGCAACAGCGGTAGCCTCAGCGCCCTTGATGCCTTCCGGATGGTTATGGCTGACCTCGGTGACTGCCTTGGACAGTTCCTTGACCTCCTCGATGCTATCTGCAACATAGGCCACCGGACTCACTCGCATGGCCGCTCCGTTGCCGAAGCTATTGTAGGGCAGGGGATATTTGTCGTAGATCCATCCAAGGAACCGACCGCCGTATCCGCAATACGGATAGGGCCGTCCGATCTCCTGCATGTACTTAACAGCCAGTTTGCTGAGGTCTCCGCCGTTCTTCTTCCACTCTACGAGTGCCTTGGCGATGGCCAGCGTCATGATGCTGTCATCAGTTGCAAAGCACTTCTTGTTGAACAGCGGAAAATCCTTGCTTCTGTGGTTGTGGAATTCATAGATGGAGCCAACCACATCTCCCACGATCGCGCCGAGCATGGTCGCACCTCAGTCGTTCTCGCTGATGTAGTAGGGGCACTTGGCGCCCTTCCACAGAACACCATCAGGCTTTCCCTGAATAACAGGAAAAACCTCGCACATATCCAACGTGGCACCGTCGATAACGGACTTGCCGAATGGGCGGTCCTTTTCGCGGAACATGCAGTCCTTGCAGACGATCTTTTTCTTGTCGGGGAATACCAATTCGCCAGCGTCGTGTTCCCATTTAGTATGTGTGCTCATAATTCACACCTCCTTGAACGGTCGATAGTTTTCTTACCTATATCGTAGCTGACCTACCCACCATGTCAAGTATAAAACCGGATATTTTCGGAAATATTTCGTGATTTAGACGTTTTCGTCATGCAGCTTCTCGATCTTGGGATGGTCCTGAGAAACAACCTGAACCTCAAGGCGAACCTGATTGCCGACCCGTTCTGCTCCGATGACCTTGATTTCCGCCCCACGGTTGACGATAGTTTCAAACTCTCCGGAGAAGTAGCTCTGGCTGCTTCTCCCGTCATTTCGGGCGTTGTCCCAGTGGATTTTATCGCCAGAACCAAGCTTGGAGAACGGCTCTGCGTAAATGGCCTCAGTTCCGGATGGGCAGTAGACGCTCAGGAGAACATCCTTGCCGTCAAACCCCTTGCCCTTTGCTGTGCCGCAGGACATGAATCCAAGCTCCTTGCCGCTTCTTCCGACAAGAGCGCTGACATCATTCTTATACTCTCCGGTTTCCCAATCCTGATCGAGGAAACCAGATTCACAGCCAAAGAGCTTTTCTGCCGCATAAGTGTCGATGCCACGATACAGCCAAGTATCCCGCTCCAACTTCACCTTAGAGATTGCATCTGTCATGCGGTTGATTTCGTCAGCGGTGTCAACATCAGGGTCGTTCGCAGTACCGTTCCGAAGGGAGCCGTTGATTTTCCTGTACCGCGAACCGGTATATTCGTACAGAGCCTCTTTGCTCTCATCATCAAGCTCTCTCCACACCTTACCGGTGTTTTCGCGGAACAGATTATCTGCATCCTTGGGGTCGCTGGCGCTGAAAGCATTACGGCGGCGCTCCTCAGAAAACCTGTCATCTCCACCGTCCTTTACCTTCTTGTAGTTTTTGTTGGCGGAGTCGGGCAGAGCAAGCTTGACATCTTTGTCAACATTCTCGACGAACAAATTGGCGACATAGCCAATCTCCCCGGTTTCGTCATTGACGAAGATGGAGTAGTCTTCGTCACCGATTTGCGAGACGGTGTTTTTTGTCCATACACCACTGTCGGTGATGAGTTTGGTTCCTTCGGGGCAGGTGTCAAGCTCCTTGAAACTCGCCTTGTGCGGTGTTGCAAACTTCTTTTTCTCTTTTGAGAAAGAAGTAAATCCGCCGCCCTCGGCATTCAGGCGGTTATGCACACCACCGCCGCCGGCAGATCCTCCGCGTTTGCCGGGGCGTCCTTCATGACCCCAGTTGCCGGAGCCTGCGCCACCGTCATCTCTGGTCGCGGTCTTCTGCCACTTCCCTTTCCATTTTTGCATCAAATCCATGTAAGTGCTCATGGCGCATCTCCTTCGGTAATAAAGAAAGCAGGCGGGCCGTGAAGCCTACCTGCTTTCTTGCGATTTTGTTTTCAGAGGTTATTCCTCATCGTCTTCATCGTCCTCATCGAAGTAACCGTTGGCCTCTGCAATAGAGTTTCCAAGCAGGGTTACGATGTCGGAGACGACTTTGGCCTCAAAACTGAGTTTGCTGTCATCGAGCGGAGTGAGCGCACACTCAAGGTCACACAGCTCGTCGTAGATTTCGTCAAGTCTCTCCTCGCTTGCGGAAAGAAGCTCGTCTTCCTCCATTTCGAACTTGTCACACAGATACTCAATCTGAGTGGATGTCAGGTCATCAAGACCGTTCTGATATACTCCTGCCACTGAAACGCACCTCACTTATTCTGGTTTCTCCACATAACGGACACGATGGTGCCGTCATCAGCAAGAACGAGCCGACTACCCTTGATGTCGTAAAGGGTTCTGTCGGAATGTTCACTGTCAGGCTTCGTGCGTGTGGATTTCAGCATTTTCTCGATTCTTCCGGCGGAGATTTTTCGTCCACTGGTCCGGTCGAACGCATGAACGGAGAAGCCGGTGACAACCGTTCCTTTGGAACTCGCCATTCCAACGAACCGCTTGTTAAGCTTCTCTTTTTCTTTCGGACTCAGCTTGTATCCACCGGCACCCTTGCTCTGATGAGGGCCAACAGCGTTCTTGTTGCCGTAAGGGGCGCCATCCTCAGCAAAGGTTTCCTGTGACGTTATCGTACCTGTTCCGTCAGAATTGTCAAGAGGTTTTTCGGAATGTTCGCTTCCAGAGTTGCCGTCAGATGTGACGACCCAACCAACGACTTTCCCGTCGCAAATGGCATACAGGACACCATCCTCGGATGCGATGAAGAGGAACAGCGAATCTTCTCCAGAGTCTGCACGCTTGCTCTGATCCAGAATAATCATTTTTGTCCGATTGAGAACAACTGTGTAAGAGCCACTAAGTCCGTGTCCGTTAGCGTCAATAGCGTCGTATCCAAGCATGGCGGCGTATGCACCAGGGTCCATCTTCAAAGCTTCCGTTGTGATTTCGGCAGCTTTCTGAATGGTCTTGATTCTGTATGCCTCAGCTTCCTGATACGCAACGGGATTTTCGCTCATCCACTTCATGGTAGTAATAAAATCCTCGTGAGTGGAACCTGTTCCCATCTGAATTCTGTACAGAGCTTCAACTTCGGGTCCCTTCTTTGCGGCAAAGTCGGCAAGCGCTTTTTCCTGATAAGATTTACCGGCGTTTTGCTGCAACTTGGAGAGGTCAGCGAACTTAATCACTTTCGAGCCGGGTGCCAAAGTAATGGTTTCCGTATAAGAAGGAGCGACAAAGTTTTCCTTAACCTTGTCCTGCATATCGCTGTACGCAAGGTTCAAAGCACCCATCTTCTTACTATCAATCATGCTTTGCCAGACAGCACGTTCGTCATCAGGTAGTTTATATCCCGTCATGTTCGGATCGCTCTTGAGCTTTTGGAACACGCGGAACTCATCATCGGACAGATCGATTTTTCCAGAGAACGGATTCTTGGCAAAATCTTCTTTAGTCATTGTCTTGGAAACGGAAGCCATTGCTTCTCCAAGCGCTCTTTCCTCCCCGAGTTTCCGATAATGAACCATCTCGTTTTCAATGCCGGCAGACAGCTTTCCAGTCCAATCTGCAGCGCAATACATTCCCTGTCCATACTGAGAACCACCCACGGTGCAGTCAACATAGAAATCACCACGATACAGTTCGTTCCGGTATGCATCGAGAACTTCCTGCGATGAAGCAGTGTACGTTCTTTGAGCGATAAACCCGCTTGCTTCAACAGCTGCATCAAAATCCTCTTTTTTTGCAAGCGTCGGCATTCCAGTAAACCCTTGTGCCTTGAGAATATCTTTTGTCTTGCCGCCCCCACTGTATGTGGAGGATAAGTCTCTACCTTCGGAAATGTGCGTCCCTTCTTTTACCTGTTTCTCGTACTGAGCCTTAGATGTGAAGCCGGACTCTGCGCTTCCCCATCGGTTCTCCACGCTTCCGGTGCCGGACGCTGAACCTCCGACAGATCCGGGACGCCCTGCATGACCCCAATTTCCAGATCCCGGGCCACCGTCGCCCCTCACCTCGTTCCCGTTCTCATCAAAGAGCTTTCCGCTTCCGAGGCAGTCCTTGAGGATTTCAAGGCTGTCAGCGAAGGGCGGGAACAGAGAGGGCTTCAGTTTCTCAAGCTCATCCATGGAGCGGAACTGGATGTTGACCATCTCCATGTCGTTGGTCGCAGGCGTCCCTTCAAAGTCTGTGCAAACGAAAATGTGGGACTGCAGAGAGCTTTCCGGCTCAAGAGGGCCAAGGCCAATGGGGACGAGTCCTTTGCACTTGATGCCGAACTCCTCCTCAGCCTCTCGAATCGCAGCCTGTTCGGGGGTCTCCCCTTCTTCGCCGTGACCGCCGGGACCGCAGATAAGGCCGTAACCAGTATCGTTGTGCCGTGTGCCGGTGAGGATTTTGCCCTTTTTTACCACGATAACTCCCACGCCAAAGGGTTTGGCATCCTTGTTGATGGGATTGGGTTCTGCTGCTTCCGCTTCACCCTTGGGCAATTTTGCAGCTGTATCAGGGTCCATATCCTGCGGAAGCTTAGTAGCCTCCGGCGCGGCCTCGGGAGCGTTGCCGGCAGTCTCGTCATCAGGGTCGAGTGCTGCAAGCAGATCTTCCTCGCTGACCTCATCAAGGATATTCTCAACATCGAACTCCTCATCATCAGCCAGTTTCTTGCGGACTTCGGAGGGGTCAAGAGCCTGCATATCCACATAAATCTGCGCGGTCTGCGCCTTGACCTGTGCGGTGCTTGCCTTCTTGTTGTCCAAATCAGCCTTTTCCAGCTCACTCAAAGACCAGAGGGGGGAGAATTCCACATTGATTTTGGGGACTTCCTTGACCTCTCCTGTGGAAAGACCGGCCTGAAACAGGATGGACAGCAAATACCGCAGGTTGCTCCGCAGCATGCGTTTCTGGATGCGGCCGACGTAGTTGTAGTAGTTCTCCATGTCCGAAGTTCCGGTGGCGTTCATTCCTGCAGGAGAGCGGCCAAACAGGACGGTCTGCGGAATGTTCGTCAAGGCGGACAGAAAATTGCAGGTAGAATCAATGACATCAGACACACCGGCAAACTGGAACTGCCGGAAGTCGTAGTCTTCATTGTCGTTGTCAATGGTGATGCTGTTCAGCAGTCCACGAGCCATATCGATTGTCTGCAGACGCTTCAGCACCAAGTCCTCGCCCTCCTCCGAAGCGAGGAGCTGAGACAGGTCTTTCATCTTGTAGACGGCCTGCACAGAGCGATCGAGCATCTTCGGAGCGCTCCCATGGGCAATCTCCGCATCTCGGATCGCCTTTTTGATACGGATGTACTCAGGCATGCCCCACAGTTGATAAATGCTGTTCGTGGTGTTCTCCGGGAGGATGCCGTTCTGGAACACCAGACACCGGGAATCA